CTTAACTTGTACAGATAAAAAAAAGCAGACCAAAAAGTCTGCCTAAAAAACCTATCTTAGATTTTTTAATACAAAAAACATAACACAAGTATTTAAAACAATCAACTAAGCATAGCGTGTACTTTAGTTGTAATGGAAAAGCCCAGACTTTTGATCTGGGCTTTTTGACTAACAGGATGTATGAGGCGGTTTAAAAGGAAATCATTATGGCAATAACAATTTTGCCTCATACAAAGATATTTATCTATCTGTGTTTTTGATCTAATTTTTGTTCTATTCTATCCAACTGCAATTGCATTTTCTCAATCGTTCTATTAGTTGCTTCTGATTGATTAATAGACACGGCTACTTTTTGATCTACATCTTTGATAGAAGTGTTCATATTTAAGTAGCCAGTGCCACCCAAACTGCAGGCACCAACTACTATCCAAGTAAGTTGACTGGTATTGAAATCAATCATTTGCTTCCTCTAGAGGTAAATTAAAAAATATTTTTGCTTCTAGTTCAGTATCAAAATAGTACCAACCTTGTACTGGATAGGTGTAAGTATCTTTTAGTTCCAAAACAAGTATAGTATTATCAACAAACGAAACTACTTGACCAAAATCAAGTTGGTCATCAATAAGAGCGTAAAATCCATTTTCCATAAGTTATCCTGTTACAGTCCAGTTCTTTATTCTGGCCGCATGAGTATTTAGTGCTCTGAATGTGACTGTCAATCCGCTGCCTGAAGTACCCGGAAGTTTTAATATTACATTGTTTGTACTAACCGCTGTTACATAATTTGCATAAGTTATCGTACCTGTTGATGTTGCAGTCAATGTGATTGGTGCACCACCTGGAGTTAATGATAATTTAAAGTAACCACCTGCTCTTGAATTCACTGAGTAATAAGTTTGATTAATTGCCAAACCTGGGTTTACAGTAAATGCTGTAAATCCAAACATGATACCATCACCTGGCTCAATTGTTCCAAATCCTGAAACAATAAATTCACTAGTTGAACTTGAGAAGTTTGCAGTAAATGAATTTACGCCATTACCATATGCATACATACCAGGAACAATGTTTGCATTAATAGTACTTGCATCAATACTATTAAGTGATACTGTTGCTGCTGAAACAGTATACACAGTAGTTGCTCCTGGATTACTTGAAATAGTTAAAGTTTGTGTAGTTGCTGCAATACCCAAATTTGTACAGATTGTTTCTAGTTCAGGTTTACCTAAATTACTTCCTGAATAACTGTGAGTTAATTTTAATCCAGTAATTTGAACTGAACTTAAACCAAATGAACCTGAAGTAAATGTTGATGGTGCTGTAGTTACGTTTGCACAATTAAATGCTGGAATTGAGTTTAATGTTGGACAAGATGTAAACATTGTTGAAATGTTTAATGCTTTTATGGTATTTAAGTTAGGCGCATCTTTTAACAATGCACAATTATTAAACATATTTGTAAAGTTTGTGCAGTTTGCAGTATTAAAATCAGGCGCTGATATAATTTTTGAACCATTAAACATGCTAGTTACTTGAGTTGCATTTGATAAATTTAATAATGGAACAGTTTCTAGTGTTTGAGTTTGTGCAAACATAGAGTTAAAGTTCACTGATTTACTTGAATCATATAATGGAATTGATTCTAAAATAGTGCAACCGTTAAAAGTACTAATAAAAGTAGTAACATTTGATGTATCCATTGCCGGAGCAGTTTTTAAACTATTGCAGTTTAAAAACGCACTATCTAATATAGTATTTTTAGTTGAAATTAAATCACCAATTATTTGTAATGAATTGCACCCGTTAAAAATATTAATAAAAGAGGCTGCATTTCCTAAATTTAATGGTGGAACAGAAGTTAACAAAGAACAACCTTGAAAAAGACCATTGCATGCAGTTACTTTTTCAAAATTAAAAGTTGGAACTTCAGTAAGTGATGAACAGTTTTGAAACATACTCGTAATATTAGTAGCGTTACTTGTATTAAAAAAAGGAACAGTTTTCAATGCTCTACAACCAGAAAACATTGTTGCAAAAATTGTAACAGTAGATGAATCATAAAAAGGTACTGTTTTTAAACTAACGCAGTTAAAAAACATGCTTTCAAAAGTAGTTGCATTTTTTGTATTTAAATAAGGTGCATTAACTAAATTAACACATCCGCTAAAAAATGAATTAAGTGAATATGATGCACCAAGATTAATAATCTTAACTTGACTTGCATCAATTAATTTTGTGCAATTGGAAAACACACTAAGCAGATTAGTTGAATTTTGAAAAGTTATTGCTGGAGCAACAGTCATACTAGCGCATCCATTGAACATATTAACTGCCAAATTAACGGGTGCCGGAAGAACAGGAAACTTTTCTAAACTGTAGCATTGTTGGAACATTTGAGAACCATCAAAACTTGCTGCATTAGTTGGTGGTAATGAAGGAAAATTAACTAATTTAAAACATCCACCAACTAAAAAACGTGCGTCATTCCAATTGTCAGGACCGGCTAAGATAGGAATACTTTGTAATCCAGACAAATTATAAAACATATTCGCAAAAAAGAAGTTATTATTTGCAGTAGTTTTAATTATAGAAACTTGTTCAAGCAATCCAAAAGAAACAACCGGAGCATTTCCTGCAATTATAAAACTTGTTAAATTAGCAGAAGCAACTGCAATATCAAGCCAACGAGCAACATATGAAGAAAGTACTGGAACATTAACAAATTTCTTATTTAAATCAACCACTGATAATAATCCTGCACCAACTGGTGTTACAGTTATAATTGCTTGTCTATATCCACCGGAGGTTAATGTTCCACTTGGTAAACTTGAGAATGTATAGTTGTATTGGGCTATTGTTCCAGTTGCATATGTTTGCGGGGCAGTACCATCACCCCAATCAACTTGAAAACTACCACCACTAACAGTTGCACTTAATGCAACATAATTAGTAGAATAATTAAAAACAGCAAAAAGCCCAACAAACTTCTGATCACTTGCAGTAAGTGTAGGTAAGGCTAACCAATCAGAAGGTCTAGTGTAAGTTGATGAACCTTGAGGTGTTAAACTATATGAAGCAGAAGAAAGACCTTTTGCTTCAATAGTTTTTTGACTTGCTAACGCTACAGTCATTATGCAATCTCCGAACCAAACAATCCAAATGAAACTGTTGCTGTACCGGCATAAACTGTAACAACATCGGTTGCTGATAATGCAACACCAATTGTTAAGAATAGCGTATCATTTCCATTAACATAATTATCATACACAATATAATGCTGTGCTGCTAATGCTGCACCTGCTGGTCTTACTGCAACTCTAATAGTTGTTGTAAAGCCTTGGTTACAAATTGATAGTGTACTTGCTACTGCTTGAGTTGCTACAGGTACATCGTATAGTGTGGTAGCAGTGGTCGCTGCTGGTATTACTTGACCTAAAACTTTATATGAACTAGCCATTTCTTTTTCCTTAAATTATTTTACATGCCTGCAAGCAAGAATGGATTGAATGTTTCACCTGCTCCACCACCGCCACCTGATTGTGCTACCCAAGATAAATTGCCTGAGCCATCTGTTTGTAATACGTAACTTGCTGTGCCGCCTGTGATCTTGATAGTTGACACGCTACCTAATGATAAGTTTGAACCATCAAACGTAACATTACTTATGCCACCAAATGCACCACTATTGTTAAATTGTAGTTGGGTGTTAGCACCACCTGGAGTGCCTGAACCACCTGAAGCAGTTGCAAATACGCCATTACCATAAAGTACTTGGCTTGCATTACCGTTTAAGTTTACAGTTGCAATGTTACCTAAACCAACAACATTGCTAGATGATACACTGAATGCGGTACCAGCAAAGTTTGCATAGTTAGCATCATAAGCAGGCAAGTCAATCCACTGTGTATCATAATTTAAAGCAGTAACTTTGCTAAGAACTTGTCCAGCAGTTCCACCTGCAGCAACACCTGCTCCAGTATATCCCGTTGGGCCCTGAATACCTTGATCGCCCTTTGCTGCCATCGGTGTCCAATACGTAGTATTAGGTGGATTGTATAAACTAGTTGAAGTTTTGCAAAAATAACTTGAGCCACCAAAAACAACTACATCATATGGTACATATAAAGTTGGTGACGCTTGCCAATTACCTCTAAAGTTAAAGCCTTGCCCAGTAGCACCAATATCTCCTTGTAAACCCTGTATACCTTGAATACCCTGTATACCTTGAATACCCTGATCACCCTGCGGGCCTTGTATACCCTGAATGCCTTGATCGCCTTGTGGGCCTGTAGCACCAGTAGCACCTGTTGCGCCAGTAGCACCCGCATCTCCCTGTATGCCCTGTATGCCTTGTGGGCCAGTTGCACCAGTGTCACCTTGAATACCTTGTGGGCCAGTCGCGCCAGTAGCACCTACATCTCCCTGTATGCCCTGCGGTCCTTGTGGGCCCTGTGGTCCTGTTTCGCCTTGTGGGCCTGTAGCACCAGTAGCACCCGCGTCGCCCGGAATACCTTGTGGGCCTACGATTTGACCAACATCAATCCATTCAGTACTATCCCAAGTGTACAAATTACCAGTACTTGTAACAACGTAACTATCACCCTGAACATTGCCTGTTGCAGGTAAGTTAGCAGGAGTTGCAACTTCACCTTTAAGATTGATACCAATGCCCGCTTCACCTTGAATGCCTTGTGGTCCTTGAGGGCCAGTTGCACCTGTCGCGCCAGTGTCACCTTGAATGCCCTGTATGCCCTGATCGCCTTGTGGACCAGTTGCACCAGTTGCACCAGTAGCACCTGTTTCGCCTTGAATGCCTTGCAAGCCTTGATCCCCTTGTGGACCAATTGGGCCTGTTTCACCTTGAATACCCTGAATGCCTTGTGCACCAGTAGCACCCTGTGCGCCAGTCGCACCAGTAGCGCCTGTTTCGCCTTGTATGCCCTGAGGGCCCTGAATGCCTTGCTCTCCTTGAGGTCCTTGTGGTCCCTGTGGGCCTTCTGGGCCTGTATCTTTAGCAGTCCAAGATAAGTTACCTGCGCCATCTGTTTGTAATACAAAAGCGTTACTACCACCAATAACATGCAAGTTAGCAACTGGAACAGTAATATTACCAAACACACCCTCAACGTTAGCAGCGTTTAGATTTGTAAGTTGTGAACCATCACCTGATAAGTTACCACTCACACTAATGCCATTTGGACCCGCACTGATTGTTGACTCGCCAAGATAGATTGTGTTACCACTTAGGTATAAGTCTTTCCAACGATGTGTAGAACTACCAATATCATAAACAAGATCGCCAGTTGGAATCATGTTGCTTGAGATATTGCCATTTAAATATGTTGGCATGTAAGCAGCAACGTTTGCGTTACCGTATTGTTCAGGCAAGCCAGTTAGTTGTGAACCATTACCAATAAAGTAATCGGCAGTGATATTACCTGAGACTGAAATCTGATTAGTAGTTGCAACAGTAACGTTACCATTACTACCTGTGCTTATTTGAATATTATTACCAGCAGTAATATTCTGAACACCAGTGGTGCTAACTGCTCTAGATACCTCTAAATTTATATTGCTTTTAGCGGTGATAGCAACTTCAATGGATTTATTCTCTGAATTTATTATTATCTGTTGAGCCATTTTAGTTTACTACTCCGTCTGAACGAATCAAGAATAGCAAGAATACTTGCTCATCATATGCTGGGTTTGGTTCAACACTAGGAAAACTTAATTTTATTCTACCACTAAAACAAACTGGATCATTAACTGCAATGTTAAGTTCAGGATCGTCTGCCATTACGTTCCAAGTAGCATCATCAATCACAAGAGTAAACTTACCTAATGGATTAATCCGATTGGTAATAGTCATTGTGATTGGAGTAGCACCTGGATAGTCAAATATATTGAACTCTAATCCATATCTACCATCTTGTAGATCAGTGATTGTTCTGCGGATTATTTGGGCATCAATCGTAACACCAGTTAAGTCAATGGGTGTAACTGTCCCATTAACATTGGTGCTCCAAGTTTGATTCCAAAAGTCTCGTTGGTTGTATACAAGTTCTTGCGCTAAGATTTGTCCATCAAAGCCCGCAACTTGGGTAAGTGTGTCGTTGGCGAATTTTGCCATTATGTAGTCTCCGTTAATTTATTCCAGCGAGAATTGACCATACTGGCTATGTGTTCTGCGGACATCTTAATGCCTTTGTTCCAAGCATTTCTTCCTTTATTTCCATCAATACTATTTTGTGAAGCAGTTTGAATAAAAACATTTCCAAATGTGTATCCGCCTTTATCACCAATGCGGCTCATTACATAGGCATTTTTACCTTTTCCTCTTAATTCCCATTTTCCTGATTTTTGCCAAATATCATACCATTCTTCAAATGTTAGTTCAAATGGTAATCCGCGCTTTTTTGCGCCATATTTATGCTCTTGGTATTTTCTTTTTGGTGAACTCATTTTAACCTCTCTGCTGTCTCGCATGTTGACCCCATTTGCGCCACTTCGCTTATGGGGTGTGTAAATGTATTTATGCTAAATCAAATTGCCCGATAGCCCCAATTCCAAACACGATCTCCTGTAGTTAACGATCCCGAATAAGTTGTGAGTGTATCTGTTTCTACTGGATAAGTGCTTGATGTTATTGAAAAGGTTGAATTTGCACTTGCAACTGTGATTCTTGTATAACGGCATACATACGTATTTGTTCCTACAGCAATTCCATAAACACCTAGTCTTGGTATTTTCCCACTAGCAGGAAGATTAAAAGCCCAAAAATCATTTGCTCCTAAATTTGAATTTGCTGCAATATACAAATTATTATTTTTATATGCAATGCCTTGTGCATTTAAAGCAACTGCATCAGGTGTCATTTGATTTGCATATAGTATTTGATCACTATTGTTAAATCCAATCAAAACAACTTTGCTTCTTGTTGGTCCTACCGTTCCACCTTCACCAATTGATCCCATTAGATAAACATAACCATCAGAAGCAAATGCAGCCCCATTTATTGTTACGCCTGAATTTGAATCAATTTGCTTTTGACGAGTAATAAATCCATCGCTATTAATTATAATATAACCCAAAGAATGACATAAACAAATATTAGTTCCATTAGTGCTTAGTGAGTGTGAACTATATCCTAACGCACCGGCAATTTGTTTTTTCCAAACAACGGTTCCGCTGCTATTTAATTTTATGATATGAGAATTATTATCATTAACTAAAACATAAACATTTCCTGAACTATCTAATACATTACTAATGATTCCACCAAAAGAGGATGAACCTACTCCAAGTGAAACACACCAAAGTAAAGTTCCCGATAGATTAAATTTTGAAAGGAATGCAAAAGAATTTGATGAACTAAAATATCTTGAAATAACAAAACTGTTCCCAGCAGGATCAACGTCAATGTCAATGCCTTGTTCTTGAATAGAGATACCACTTTTTTCAAATAAAACTTGCCATTGAATAGCACCCAAACTATTGTATTTGGCTAAAAATGAAGCATTTGATTGGGATACGCTATTGATAGTAGAACCAACTGCATAGACATTATTTAAACTATCAACTGCACAACTGTTGAATGAGCAATTCCAAACTGATGGACTAGTTCTATTTTGAACAAATTTATTAAAACTCATTATACCAGAACTATTAAGTTTAGTCAAAATAGCCTGATCCTGGGCGCCACCTGAAGTTGATTCTTGATCAATGCCGGGAATCAAAATATTATTATTTGAATCAATTGCAATTGAAAAAGGAGTTTCTGGATATTGAGTAACTAACCCAGAACCTATTGTAATCCAATTCTCGCCTTTAGATATAGCAGTAGTCCCAAAGGCTCGCTTACTAAATGCTCCTATAGTTGTTGAAAATGGCATAATTTATTTTTAAATTAACTGAATGAGTTAAATGTACCTATGATTGTATACGTATTTGCACTTGATTTAATAAAGGTATAATTAAAACAACTTAAAGTATTTGCGTATACTGTTGCATTACTAGGTACAACGCCATCAGTATATTTTATTGTACGAGTTGCACCATCAACTTTTATTGTTGTTGGTAAATAAACGTTTGCACCAAGATTAGTTAACAAAGCAACAGTAACACTTTTGCCAACTGGAACTACACTGTCAAAAGTTGTTGTTGCATTACCTATAAAATTTATAATGGAATTTCCTGTACTTGGAATAGAATAAAATTGAATTGCACCATCTAAGATATTCCAATCAACATTACCAGTTAAAGCACCTGTTTGTACAATAACTTTTTCAAATCCTTGTTGAATTTGCAGTGTGCTTAAAACACTTCCGGTAACTGAAAGATTTGCAACTGATAATACATCAGTATTACGATTATAAGTAAAGCCAGGATCACCACCAAATTTTCCAGCATTGTTAAACTGTACTTGTGAGTTAGCACCACCCGGAATACCATTGCCAGGAAGAATATTACCTGCTTGAGGCAACCAAGTTAGATTACCTGTGCCATCTGTTTGCAATACATAACCATTAATACCACCAGTAATTTTTACTGTGTCGCTGTTACCTAAATTAAGATTGCCACCACTAAACGTTACATTAGGAATGCCATCAATAACATTTGCATTATTAAATTGTAATGCACCAGTTTGACCAAGAGCGGCTAATGTTTGAAACGTAACTGTGCCATTACCATCTGTTCTTAGATACTGACCATCACTACCACCAAAAATTTTGAGATTTGTAATTTCACCTAAATTACCACCATTAGCAACATCAATTCTGCTGCCACTAATATTGCCCGCCACTGATATGTTACCAGTTCCAGCAATATTACCAACAGTAACATTACCAGTAGCATTGATTGCAGTTACATTAAGTGCAGTAACACTTAATAAACTAATAGCACTATCAAAAGTAAATGATGAATTACTTTCAAACAAGCCAGCATTGTTAAAAATAACTTGCCCATTGCCTGCTCCCCCTTGAGGAGGAAACGCAGCAAAGCCTGCAAACACAGTAAGATCAGTAGTAACTGGATTAACAACAATCTCGTTGTTTTCAACCAACATTGTGCTACTGAAATTATTAACTGTAAAATTTAAGTTTACTTCGGACATATTAGATGTACCTTATAATCAAGCCAATTGGTTCTTTATTAATATCTTGTAATGAACTTAGTGCATCAGTTCTTGTAACTGTTAATGTAACGATTGCCAACAACGCAGGTGATGTATCAATCCCGATTGTTTGCGAACCATTAATCGTTGCTGGGATATACATATAACCAATACCAGCACTACCATTAGTAACTGCTGCTGCTAAGCCAGATGGTGCTGTTGGCTGCGGGCTAAGCAATGTAAGATTGGTAAGATTAATCGTTGTTGTGCTTGCTGTTGGGCTATCATAAGTTATAACTGTATTATACCATTTGCAAGTTGGCGTTAATGTCCAGCCAGTGATGTTAACTGCTGCGCCGGAACTATCTTTAAAAGTAAACGGGAAAGTATAACTTTCACCATTGTAAATTTCTACACACTGAAGTGGTGCGCCCGCGATAGTTGCAGTTTTAGCGCCGTTTAAAAGTAAACTCATTTTTATTTCTCCTATTTGTATTTATCAACCCTTGAACTCTGTTAATGCAAGTGATTTCCTACCTGCATACGTAGTTACTGGGGTTGTTGGGTTATTTAAATTACCTGCAACTAAAATAAATTTAATTTCAGTGTCTGCCAAATAAGCACCTGTCTTAACAGTTGCTGCTACCGGAACGTTGTTTGGTAACTGATCTTGTACGGGTTGTATGGTATTGTCATATGAACTATTTGGGCTTGATCCATAATTCCAAATTCTAAACGTTTCAAAAAAAGAAATTACTTGGAATACCTGACTTGCATCAGCAACATCCCATACTACCGGTGGACTTGTTTTATATCCATTATAATATAAATTTTCTCCCATGATATAAAATTTAGTACCAAATGTTTTACATACATAAAAGGTACCTGAAAATTCACTCCATTGTGGTTCCCAAGTAAAACCATCAGGTGAATATAAAACTTCACCTTCGTAACCAGCAGCAAAATTATCATTGTAAACGCTAAAATAATTTGCTACTCCCATTAAACGCCCCTCTGCAATAGTACCACTATATCGTACAGTCCAATTTAAAGTTGCAGGACTTGTTACAATTCTACTATATCCACTTCCATTTAAATTTATATCACCCACTGCAATCCAAATATTTGAAGTTGCATTCCAGGTGACGCTTTCTAAAGAAATATTTCTACCACCTGTAGTAAAGCCTGTTGTCCAAGTTATTCCATTAGTTGATGTTGCCCCAAAGAAACTAGTTCCTAATGCAAGAAGGGTTGTACCATTAAATCCAACACATAAAAGATTATTAGCACCTGTCATATTAAGTCTAGTTGTCCAAGTAATTCCATCTGAACTAGTCATAATAAATGCAGTACCGGCATCATAAGGTACACCAAAAATGCCACCAACAGCAACAAATAAATTTAAACTTGAAACATATAAAATATCACGAATATGTTTATTTACGCCTACAAGTTCAGGTGGTGTTATTGCCACAGTCCAATTATTATAACCAGTGGTGCTATAATACATTGTACCATTCAAGCCACCAGCCACATAAATGTTTGAGTTACCCTCGCAAGCAGTTAATTGTTCAGTAGTTGTAAAAACTTCTGTATAGCAACTTAAATCTTTTTGTACTTCTCTATCTGGACTTGGAACAATTGATCCTAGCATTTGAATACCATTTGATGTTACCATTAAAAATCCATTTGGTCCAGTGCAAAGATCAGTTATAGTTTTTGTTATACGATCAGTAGCCATATAAACTTCTGCAACTAATCCATTGGTTTGACTTGCAGAATAAGCATTGATTCCAATATCAATTTGAATTTGACTATTTGAAGTGCCACCCATATCACTACCATCTTGAGCAGGAGTAATTGAGCATGTTAGTACACTGCCTCTTGTGTTTGGTGAATACAATTTAAATGCATCACTATAAATAACTGGTTGGCTAAGTGTTTGTTCGCATAAAGTTCTTGATGCTGGTTGTGCTGGTGACCAAGATTGAGCAGTTGCATTACTAAATTGACTTTTCGTTGTTTGAGTAATTGCACGTACTGCCCAATAATAAGTACTTGGTTGAAAGCCAACAACAGTACTAGATTCAATTGTTCCTGCTGAGTAAACAGGTGTTGAACTATTTGTTTGTGTATCCCATAATTTATAATTATTGTTTTCAATTGTTGGAGTTGGTCCGTACCAAAACTCCATTGCAATAATGCTTCCTGGATTTGGTATAACGCACTCAACATTAAATGTATTTGAATTTAAATTGATGTTTGTAATTATTGGGGCTGCGGGTGTTCCAATGATTGTTGGATCAGTGATACCTGTATTTGCTGCTGGTTGATAATCACTTATGTTTATGTTTTCATAAACTTGATTGTTGTATTCAATTAAACTTAAACTTACACCAAGCGAACCATCTTCTGCTTTTGCCTCTTGCACTTGCTCAACTCTAAACAACTTGTCTGGATTGGTTAAGTTTGCTGGGAATGGGCCCCAACCATATACTGGATGACGTACTCTTACAACATCACCTGCATCAATTTGAATGCCTGAGTAATCCATATTAAAACTTACAATCAAGTCTTCGCGTGATTGAATCAATCTGCGTGTTGCCAAGTATTGTGCTTGTACACTGTTGTTTACTAATGGCAACTGAACAGTAAGTTTATTGATTGGCTCATTGGGGTTTTGATCCTCAGCGTCTAAGTAAACAAAACTATAATCTGATTGATCAGTTATTTTGCTATTTGGAAATTGTGATTCAACAACATTGTATGAACTGTTTAAATCAATTGGACTGATGTTAACACCGCTGGTTATGTTATAAGAATCAATAACAAATAACTCATCATAGGTTGTTTTATCAAGATAACTTTGATTGATAACAACTGCCCATTTGGCAATGCTTTCGTCCCATTGCAACCAACTGTCGCAACTGTCAACCATTGTTTGAAGATTTTGCAAGCAAGTTTGCCCAGTGTTAACAGGACCATTGATACGATATCTTGGCTGTGTTGCATTAGTTCCAGTTGTTGAAGTATAGTTTATTAATTGATCACTGTACGCATTTAATGCGTCTAAACTTGCAGCATCAACTTGCTGTGTAGTAATACCGCAGCCATATCTGGCATTGGTTAAGTAATCATAAATGACTTCACCAGGCTTTGTTAATGAGTTGGAAAGTTTAATTTTAAACTGATCAAGTCGTGTGATGCCAGCATCTTGGTTGTAGACCATTTTAACAACAGCAAATGCTGTGCGATACATTGTTGGTGACTTGCCAGTTTGTGTATAACGTGCGCTGTTCCAACGCTGATCTGGTTCAATTTGACTGTCACTTAAAAGATTGATTGCACTAGTTGTTGTGTTTGCACCGTTTAAACTTCCATTGCGATACAAGTAAACATTTAAAAATCCATCACATTTTGAATCAGATTCACCATTTGAGTTGATCCAAGATGTAACTCTAGTTTTATCACTTGATCCAAACACTAATTGTTTGTCACCCCAATAGATATCACTATTAGTTAAATTATTAACATCGCCCATAGCAAGAATGCCGGTGTCAGTAACTTCAGTTAAAGCAAGTACCCACCACATTGTTTTTTGATCCTGACTAATTTTAGCATCAATCAAGATAGGGCTTACAAAGGCTGAACCATATACAACACCTAATTTGTTGTCAGTTGCTGGACTTAATTGTATTCTAGAACCTGCTGCTGCTGCGGCTGCTGCGGCTGATTCAGAACCACCTTGACTTGGTGATTCACGTTTTGAAAGCAAACTACTTACTACGCTGCTTGCTAACACACGAACGCCCAAGTTAACTGCGGCTACTCCAAATGCTGAAGTAATACCAACTGCGCCTGCTATGAATGTTGCTGCTGCTGTAAAGATAGGCATTTAATTTATTCTCCTTGAAACCAAGTTTCTTCTATTTTTTTATATCCAAATCTTGAATAATCAAGATCAGGACTATTTGTCATTTTACTTATTGTCCAAAAAGTCAGCAGACCCTTTTGGTGTAATTCTTTTGCATGATCACTGTACTGTTTGATCAAACGATATCCTGCTGTTGACCCTCTATGTTCAGGTTCTACCCAATAACAAACTTCTTTTAAAACTCTTATTGAGTTGTCCCATATATTTAAGTCAATCGCACCAAGCAACATTCCAACTGGCTTAGTATCTTTATATGCAATCATGGCTAAGCCAGCACCAAATATAATATGCGTAACTACTTCTTGCAATCGTTCTCTAGTGCAAGAACTAAATCTTGGAACAGGAGTTTGATCTTTATAGTTCATTAACATATCAACCATGGGTTTAATGTCAAACTTTGTTGCTTGTCTAATTTCCAACTTATTTACCTTGATTAGTTACTGGTGCGCCAAAGTCAAAATAAGCATTGGTCAAGTTAGGTACATTAGTCATTGATGTATCAAACGTTGCTGGTGCACCCTCATATTCATTCCAATGACTTGGGCTTGTTTGTCTACCAGCAACACGATTTTCTAAAATTGTTTTGTATGAACTACAGTTAACAACTATAGTAAAAATATCATTTTTATTATCAGTATCTAAATCTTCATTAATGGTATAACTTGTAATGATGCCATTGAATCTTAATACAGTATTTACCAAATTATAATTGCTATCATAAAAGCCACGATAGATTTCAATCAAACTACCTTTAAGTTTGGTTGCCATTACAATGTAAATGTTCTCGCTACCAATGCCACTTAGTGTTACTGACGTATCAAAACTGGTTACTCTTATGTCTCGTTGTTGTGCGCCAACGTTAAGCAAACCACCTAATGCCAAATAAACAACACCATCAATAGTTTCATTTTTGTAACTGGAACTAAAAGTGTAAACACTAGTAGTATTGTCTTGATTGTAAATAGTCATTTTAACAAACTCAGCATTAATAACGCTGGATTGATTATCTACTTGAGGAATATAAGTTGTCATAGTATAGTTTGTTTTGCACAATCAAGGCATTCAGTGCCAGTTAAGTTATTACCACATTCATCACATTTTGGTTTTGTACTTTCAAATATTGCACCTATTGATTGCTCACCCAACTCATTTGATGATTGTTGTTGTACTACCGCTGCTACAAATTGGATATTTTTATCTCTTTTTGGAAAGTTTGATTCAACTTCATTTGAGATCATTGAATCTTCAATTACATTACTTATTAATGTCATGCTAGCCCCACATATTCATAAAGTTCAAATTCACTAGACCATTCTATTAATGCATTACCCACTAACACATTACCCAAGTAACTTGAACCACCTACTATTAATTTATACGTAGGCATGTTGGGGCAAAACATTCTGAATTGGCAATTGTTACCAACTATAATTGAGTTACCACCAACTGGGTTTGTTAATATGTTTGGTCTACCCGTTGTTACAACTACGGTGCCCTGTGTACCTCTAACTACTTGCTGACTAACAGTAAACGGATACGGATTGTTTCCAATCTGAATCAAATCATTTGCTTCAAATAGCACTGCTGTTGATGGTAGTACTGGCAAGTTAGTAAGTGTCAGTTGATTGCCAACAAAACTTGAAACAGTGATTGTATTCAATTGACCCAATGATGCAACACCTTGATAACGAAACATCCAACTTAATTGTGGAATGTTACTAAATGTAATGATCTCAGGTAACACACGATCAATTCTATCCAATGACTCAATCAATTGTCTGGCATCAGGATATCTAAAATTGTTAGGTAAACTTAATGTAAAGCGCCATGGATTAGTTGTAGGTGTTTCACTAATTCTTGGGATTTCATTTCTTGTATATTGAATCCCAACCATTTTACGACGATTAATCGTAAGTTGATTTGAATTATTAACTATGGTTTGTAAAGACATTTGTTTTCCTTATCTTGCTCTATATGGCAATTCTTTTTGTGCTGCTTGCACTGTTCCAAGCAATGCTCTACGATTTTCTGAGAACATTTGCGCAACTGATTTGCTATCAATGGCACTGATGTTATATGTGTTGTAAGTGTTGTGCGTTGTTTGGCCACCCATGCCGCCATTTGGAATTACAGTTCCTGCAGTCTTTGGAACAAACAATTCAGGCCCACGTTCACCTACGATACTTGGTTTGTTAACAGGAGGATTGCCACCATTAGCAAAGCCCAATAAACTCTTACCAAAGTCCCACGCTGTACTTAATGCTGAACTTATGAAACTGCCACTACCGCCTCCTCCTCCGCCGCCACCTGCTGTTTTACCAATACCACCCATTGCTGCTGCAACTGAACCAATTGCGTTTTTCAATTCTGCTTTTAACAAATCTTTAATTAAACTGTCAATCAAACTTGAAAAACTTATCTTGCCGTTATCAACTAATTGGTTAATGGCTGAATCAACAAAATTAGTAAATGCACTAAACTGTTCACTTGCCATTCTGGCTGCATTAGTTGCATTGGATACGTATTCGTTAAAGGCTTTGTTCCAACCAGTTGAAAACTCACGTGAGTACTTGTATTGTTCTTCACGGTTCTTTTTAATCAATTCAATCTGTTGATTGTAGCCAGCGTTTACTCTATCAGTTAACACAGTTTGTGCATCAGCAGTTAATAATGTATTTTCTCTGATTTCTTTTAGTGCAGCAATTTGCTTTTCTTCAATGTCAAGTATTTGATTCATGGTTTCAATTTGGTAATCATTCATACCACGCATTGATTTTTCCATGTCATATCTATAAGCAACCTTTTTGTTTGCTTCTTCAATTGGCTTAACTAAAGATTTATAACTTTCAGTAAGTGCTTCACCTTGTTTGGTTGCACGTTCTTCCATTTGATTTACTTCTTCAAGTCTAGCCGCAAACTGATCAAGTACCATTACACGTGATTGATAACCGTCTGTTGCTACCTTAACTCTTTCAATATCGGCTGCAAGTGATTCTTTAATCTTTTTAATTTCACTGTCATACGCAGCAATGATCTTTGGACTTGCATCAGTGTTTGCATTTAAATAAGCAATTTTGGCTTGAGTTAACTTTTCAACTTCTGCTTTGTTTCTGGCAGTAACGTCAAGTTCAGCACGTTTTAATGCTATAGCGTAATCACTCTTACCAAGCAAATCTGTTTCTGCTTTTAATGAAGAAATGATTGCAGTATTTTGCGTTTGATATGCTTTACCAAGTTCGGCAATTGCTTTAACTTGCTTTAGTGTGGCATCGGTAACTTCACGTTGTGCAGCATTTTGTTTTTTAATTTCTTCACTACGCTTTGCATGCGTTGTGTTTTTCATTGCCTCTTGCAAACGCTTGTCGGCTTCTGCCGCTTGAGAACTTATACCAACTAAATTTTTAAGTTCTTGCCAATATGATTTGACTGCAAGACCTGCTGCGGTAAATATACCAACTAAGGGATAAAGCATTGCACCAATATAATTTAAGCCTGCAGCAAGGGATGGGAATAAACTTGATAATCTTGAGAATTGAACACCAAGCCAAGCAACCATTGAGGCTAATGCAGAAGAACCTTTACCCGCTGCCATTAAACGTGCAGTAAGATTTAAGAAAAATGCGCTTACTGCCTCTGCTGCGGCACCTGCGGTTAACAGCCCGCTTCCAATCATTGCAATAACTCTTCCAAACAAAAACAAACTTGCAATAGTGCCAACAAGAATAAGAATAACCTTAATTACATTTTTTATTGTATCAATGCTAGTATTCAAGCCAGAAACAAATTCAGTGATTGGTGCAAGGGCTGCTAATAACCCAATCTTTAAATCACCAATGGCTTTTTCTAGTTGATCTTGTGTTTTTGCTGCTGCAGCAATTGAAGCAGCATATTTGGCACTTTCTGCACTTGCTTGTGTAAAGCCGGCACTTACACCTCTAACATCAATGCCACGGAAACTTTTACCTAACAAATCAACGGTTAAGCCCAAACGTTTACTGTTACTTTCAACTTTGCTTAAGCCATCAATTGTTTTCTTAAGCAAATCTTCTTCACTTAATGTGGCAAGGTCTTCTAATGAAATACCAATATCAGCAAAAGACTTTTGTGCCTTTTGACTACCTTCAGCAGCATCATTAATTGTTTGTACAAATTTTAACAATCCTTGTTGTGCTTTTTCAGTACTACCACCATTGGCTTGTACTGCTTTACCAAATCCAAGAATAGTACCAGTTGCAATTCCACTGGCATTTGAAATATCTTGGATAGCATCGGCATATTGTAATGCGCTTGTTAAGAATGCACCAAAGCCAATACCAGCAATTGCGCTCTTGAGTCCACCAAAACTTGAACTTACTTTTGCAATGCGATCTTGTAATGTTGTTAAATTTCGTTGTGCTTGTGATGTTTCAACACCAACTGTATAGGTTAAATCAGCCATTTTATTTCCCAGTTATAATTTGTTTGCTGCGTTTTGCGATGAAATCTTCTGTGGGCTTTGCCATACCTTTTGGTGCTTGTTTACTTAAACCTTCATCTAAGCGTTGAGCATAAGGATAAGCGGCTTTGATTTCCTCTTTTGCCTTATTGAAAGTTGTTTTCCTACGAGCATTTCCACTTTTAACGGGAGTAGTATCTTTAAAAAATTTGAATGCTTCTTCTGGCAACTTGTCTAACTTCTTTTGTATCTTGTCAATACTTGAAGTTATGTTATCCTTAATCTTTAATTCAAATTTTAAAGTCATATTATTCCCTTACTTTTTTTATCATCTCTGTCAATTCGTCAGTAGAATATTGCTCTGCTACTTGACCATTTGCTTTTTTCTCGTGATAATTGTAAAAACTTCTTGCAGCATCAAGGATATAAAGATCAAACGTTGTTGCTTGTTCTAACACTTGACTTGGTAGCATTTTGTATCTTTCTGCTATTGAGTCAATTGTTAGAATTAAGCCTATCTCTGTTCCATTAATATCAATTTTGCCGCTTGTTACTTTCCCAGCATTTCAGTTACTTTAGTAATCGCTCTCATCAAAATGTTAGTTGGAAGCATTACGTCATTAGTAAGAATTGGATTGCCTTTTTCGTCAAGTATCAATGTTTTTACGATCTCAATAATGTTACCTGTATTCTCTTGTGTTGCACTAGCCAATCGCATAAAGATATCCATAGGCTGACGATCCCATGTATAAAATTCAATGGCTTCTTTGTATTCTTTGAGTGTTTCTTCGTCGTCAAGTTTGACTAGAATTAATTGCGGTTTTGCGGTTAGTTGTGATAAATTCATTTGTTTTTCCTTAGGTTAATTTGTTAATTTTTACTGCTATTACTACTTATCTTTTTTTATGGGTTGAATATTTGTTGAAAGACTACATATTGCTCATAAGTCATAAGCATTTCAAAAGTAAATGGTGGCTGATCACATTGTAATCTAGTAATCAAAATCCTATAATTAATCTCTCCCAAATCACTACTTATGGTAACATCAACTTGATAACTAGTTCTTTTGTTTGATGGTGCCGGTAATGGTAAAGGTAGAGTAATTGCCATGATCTTATTTTGTTTTGTCTTCTTTTAACTGGTTAAGCAAAGCAATACGAAAACTGTTTTTTGCTTTTAATTGCTTGATTGTATTTAGCATTTC